TATTACCAAATCTGTCATTATCTAAACCTTGCTGATATGAAAATCTGGCTGACTCGATTAATGCTCTTTGGATTGTCTTAAATGGACGAGTAAGAGAATTACCTTTATTATCTACACTATCAGTTGCGTCCAAGTCATTTGGACTTACATATAGTATATTGCCTCGCACATTTTTGAGAAAATTCTCTAATCTGGAAAGACCCATGTTATTTTTCCAAAACTTATAGTATCCGTTATGGATTATTTAGCAAAGAAACAGATACGCAAAAAAGTAATAGGGTCAAAATTTGGCCCGAATTTTTTGTCGCCTATTTTTGAAATTAAAAGCTATTTTTCCCTGGCTATAGGGGTTCTGCATAAGAAATCATGTCTTCACTCGTTGTTGATCTTATAAAATTCAATACATTCATAAACTCTTGAACAGTATCACAATCTACAGTTCTTTTCTCACCACCCTCGGAGTATAGGTAAACTTTTCTTTTTGAAGGATCAATCACGCACTTTGATAACCAATCCTCTTCCATAAAAACTCCATTTTCTCATACTATAACACTATGTAGGAGTTTTGTCAAGGAATACGTTTTTCACCCTCATACTCCACTGTTAATTTATCAACATCTTTTCTCTCTGCATATACATGAAAGAAACAATTAATCGGTAATGCACCTTGTGCCTGTAGATACACGTATTCATCATCCCATCTCTTCACAATAATATCTTGATGAGCACCGATCGGTTGAAGTTGAACAGATATTGTGTCAATGTTCACAAGATCCTTCCAATAATATGGAAGTCGAATTACTTTCTCATTTTTTAATCTACCTCTGTAATACACACCATGTTCTGGGCCTTCAAGGCAAGCATGAGCGAGACGATATCCCTCTCCCTTGGTAGGATGTTCAATATCAAATAGTTTAGTTGTTGCAACAATTGATCCACTCCAAGATGCGAACCCACCTACGGTCAGATCTCCACCCATTGTAATATTTTTTGTTGCGTTGATATTACCTTCTACTTCAGTATCACCTTTGACATATAATGCTTTTGATGCTCCTGTATTTCCATCATTACCTATCATCACTGTGCCTTGCGCTGCACTAAAATTATTAGCATCACCCACTTGTAAAGGGCCTTCAATATACGCAGAGTGTCTGACTCTTCCTGCTCCTTTACCAAGAGCATCAGGTGGATTGATGTTTTTGGCACCAACTACAAGTTGACCATTATTGACCCAAACTTCATCAAATACAAATGCCATTTTACCCTCCTAAAAATTTAAATAAGAATCAAAATCCTTTGTGGCACAAGATACACCTCTAATTATACCAGATAATATCTCCATTCCGCAAGGAGCGTTTACAGATAAGAAGGCAGATGCTTTCACGTTCATCCTAGCTCTTGCCTCAACATTTATATTTTGTGCGTTAAGATCCATTTGAGCGTTCGCTTCCATCATTATGTTCTTTCTTGCGTATAACTCTATGTTTTCTCCCGCTTCAAACCTAATATTTCCTTTCAAAGATTTAATAACTACATCGCCATTTTCTGCTTCAACATATACAGTTGTCCCTGCTTTATTATCTAAACCTGCTTTTAATTGAAAATTACCGGGTGATATTGATGTAGTCCAATTTTTTCTTGGCCCACTACGATCCAATTTAAAGATGTGTCTCCCATCCCTTGCTCTTATCTCAAAACTAGAGATGACTGCCTTGTCTTTTGATATACCACCAAAACATAAAGCAGCATCTTGAGTGCTTATTTTTTGAGTATTGTAATTCGTTTGTTCAGACATGATTAATATTTAGTAACCACCATAACCACCTCCACCACTAGGTGGTGGGGAAGGAGGGGGACTCGGTGATGGTGCTGGAGATGGAGCAGGTGCAGGACTTGGTGCGGGTGCTGGAGTAGGACTTGGTGAGGGGGATGGTGCAGGACTTGGTGCTGGAGAGGTTGTAAAGGTAGAGGGTTCAACAATCTCTGGTTCTGCAGTAACAACATCAGTAACTGCGGTGGTTCTTGTATCTAATGTAGTGTCGCTTCTTACTGTTCTTGCAACTGGAACATTTACACCACTAATACTTGCCTCTCTTGTCTCAAAAACTCTTACGTTTGTTCCAGATTTTATTGACGATCCGGCAAACTTCACTCCATCTTTGAAATACACGTTGCCATAATATTCTTTTCCACCAACGTAACCATTTACATTTAGTCCAATAAGATCAAAGACTTGAACAATGTCTTTTGCGATCGGTTCAACTGGTTGTGGATCACGAATCACATTAAACACAGGAGTAAATGATGCATTTATTCCTGTTGTAGTTTTCATTTTAATTGTGGGTAATTCTGTAAAATTACCAGCCTTTAATACTTTAACACCAGATATTTTACCAAACGGTTCACAAACATAAGATAATTGTGTTCCATTTGCTGGTTCAATGACAATTTCATCTTTACCGCAGTCATAATTTATTCCGGGTTCATTCACTCTTATTTCAGATAATTGAAGTATTGCTGGATATTGTGGTGATGTGGCTTTTGGTGGTAAATACCCCGTGCCTGTTTCATTTACAATAATCCTAACAACAACTCCGTCTCTTATCTCCGTATTCAATACTGCACCATTTCCATTACGACATGGATCAACAACAGTAACAAATGGTGGTGTCTCATATCCAAATCCACCATTTACTAAATCAGCAGCGAGTAAATTTCCTTGTTGATCTACCACTGGATTTGCCTCTGCACCGATTCCACCTCCACCATAAAATTCAAGTGTAGGTGGAGGACATGGTTGAGGGCCTACTTTACAAGGATCAGATCTTAACAAATTCTTTGATGTTAGTTGATTAACTTCTTCAATCGTAAGGTACTCAACCTTATTATCACCATTCAAAAAGATATATACTGTTCCCGGATTAAGTGCCTCATATGCATTTGCTTGTGCGACTGATATACCTTTGACATATCCATCATCCTCACTGATGTAACCAACTTTGATATTATCATTTGAGATTGGTGCTATTCCCATTACTGATCACCCTCTTCTTCGTTTGTGGTTTCAATTTTTGGTAAATTAAACTTTTTCTTAGGTGTTAAATTTAGTTTTCCCTCTGGCAAGAAATTAGATGTGTCAAAACTTTCAATAGATTCAGGTAAAATATCACCACCAGTAATAGTAGACGTATCAAAACTTTCAATAGATTCAGGTAAAATATTACCACCAGTAATAGTAGAGGTGTCAAAAGATCCACCTAATACGTTAGTAGTATCAGAAAAGTTATTTGCAGCATTCAAACGATTGTTAAGTGCCTCAGCTTTTCCTTTTGCAGAAATGTTGAATGCACCCTCTGGAACAGTTGTTTCCTTCACTTTGTCAACAATATTATTTGTATTTACCTTCTTATCTTTGGATTCTTCTTTACTTGATCCTCCGTTTCCAAAATTATATGTATCTTCCACTGGGCATTTTGGTCTGGGATCACACTCTAAAAATGCTGCTGCTGTTGACATAAATGTTGTTGCAAGTGCAAGATCAAAATCCAATCCACCCAATGCACCAAACCCTCCAATATCTATACCTGACAAGGGCAATCTACCACCTAAAACATCAGTCAATATTTGTGGTGCTGAACCACCTAAATTACCTAAAGCGTTTGTTAATGATGCGATATCACCACCTTGAATCGCACCTAAAGCACCACCTATCGCACCTGCTATACCTGCATCAAGACCAAGTGGGCCAGCCAGTCCCCTAAACGCACCAATTGTATCACCATTAGCAACCGATTGTAATGCGATTGACAGTCCACCTACTGCTGCATTACTTCCAGAAAAATCAACGAGTGACGTTATTGCTGCTGCATAATTTCCTGCTTTCAATGCAGATGTAATTGCACCAGATTGATCAGCATTTATACCAATACCGGCACCAAGAGCAGCTGCTAAACCACCAAATAAGTTACCATTCTCCAAATTAACTAAAACGTTCTCCTGCGATAATACACTCGCTAATCTGCCTTGAGTTGGTGTTCCTGATCCAGCTGCCAACGGAGTGATTGCACTTTGATAACCTGTTGTGATCTCTCCCATCACATTAGAAAAAACATCAGCGATAATATCTTCAGTCTCACACGGATTCATTGGTGTGTAAAATCCCTCTGGTGGAAGAGGTGGAATAAGACCAGCATTGTCTCCAGTTGGTCTCACCTGATTATTATTTTGAGGTGTTCTATTTTGTTTTTTTGCTAAAGACTTTCTTACTGCAGCAGCAATTAATCGTGCAAGATCACCTTTAATTTTATTAAATACACAAGCAAGTTTACCTTGTGCCTTTACGTTTGCTTGTAAGTTGTCAAGTCTATCAAATATGCTCGTTGCATCATCTATCGCTTTAGTTGCATCGTTTAATTTTTGACTTAAAAAATTTTGTGTATTATTTAATGATGGCCCAAGTGACATTGCAGACAACTTTGAGGTCTCATCTATGAGATCATTTATTTTTGAATTTATCGGTGTCTTCGCTGCTGCTGCCGTGCCATAACTATTCAACTGACTCATCAACCTTTCATATTTTTTTTGAAAGTTGCTCATGTGAGTTTGCATTGATGTCAAACTATTACCATGCTTGACACACTCCATCGATGATTCTATTTCATTCACTTCCTCTTGACTTGTATCTACTGCGTTCTCTTTATTTGCTGCGTCCGTTGATTCTATTGTAGGTGATGATTTGGGTTCCTCAGTCGCAATATTATCATCTTGCACAATACTTTCGTCGTCATAACCACTTTTTGGGCCATAAGTATTATCTTCACCACCCTCTTTTGATATTTCTTTTATAATTGTTTTTGAATTATTACCAAGCACTCCCATAATAATAGGAACTTGCTCATCAGATCCGTCAAGAAAAAATCCAAAAACAAAACATCCCTGCTTAATACCGGGAGTATGAAATGATCCACCTTGACCCCCACCGGCAGTGACAGGATACATGACTTGAGCCCATGGTAATTGATCGGACTCAATTCTTGCCTCACCAGCATCATGAATACCCATGATCCTGACTTTATATCTGTAACCCCATCCGGGTATATCTTTTCGATCTTTAAAATGTCTTTTAGGTTGATTGTCACGCCAATTTTTGGAGTCAGATACTTGGCCTAACCACCAGTGAAACTGACTCCCAACAAAACCGGGATTATATAAACCTGAAACTTGTTCCATTAATCATCGTAAACTAAACACTCTGGTTCATCAGGGTGCATATCACAGAATAATTCTAAACAGTTTGGATCATGATGATCTCCTGCTTCGATTTCATCGTGATGGTGGTCAACATACTCTTCGAGTTCATGTAACTCATCGAGTGTGTGTCTTCTCATTGGTTCAGAAGTGTTTGGGTCGGCAAGGATCTCCTTGTCTTTTTGAATGTGTTCTTCGATTGATTTCATTTGTTTAATTTGATCCTACATTTGTATTTATTCATTATAACTTATTTTAGTTCACCATGCTACCACTATGTGGTTTTCCTTTCCTACCAATTGAATCTCTAACTAATCCTAGTTTTGTTTGACACTTGCCTCCCCTTATAACATGTTTGACCTGATGAATTAAATATTTACCACCCGTCAACTCATCAGTTGTTGAATCATCAATCTGATCAGTGGGGGGTGAATCAATAAAAACTATTTGTCCTGCATGAAGTGAAAAATCTCCAAACACATCAATCTCGACTGTGCCTATACTAAATTGACTATATCTTCTGATGGCCTGATTTAATATACTTGCAACTTCAAATATTTCATCATTATTTTTTCTAACTTGCTCTGCCACATCTCCCGTTGGTAAAACACCAGTATCTCTTAACATAAAGGTTGTTCGAGTTGGTAATTTATCAAACTTCTTGTTTATGACAGGAAGTTTTAATCCTGCATTTGTTGTACCATCTGATTCTTCTTTCACACCTTCATTTATTTCAGTGTATTCACAATTAAACGGATCAAATAATATAATTTTTGTATTGTAAACACCAGACCTTAACTTTTGTGCAGCATCAAATCTATTATCTGGTGAAAACTTTATAATATTACCATCATATCCAGCAGGTGTTTCTGCTTGGCCAAAAAATCCAAAAGATTTTTCTTGCTTTTGTGCAAAAAGACTATCTATTGATTTGAAATGATACCCCTCTGAAGTCTCATAGAACAAATATCCAGCAGTCTCTCCTTTTTTACCATCTTTTTTTGGGATAGATTTTTTAGATAACCAATTTATCATATACAATGGTTTTCTTTTATTTCCAATAAAATTAAAATTATTACTTGTTTCATCGATGAAAAGTTCTTTTTTTGTTTTAAGATTTTGTGTAAGAATATCTTTCACACTTTGAGATATTTTTCCATTATGTCTTATTCTAACAGAGTTTTGTTCACTTTCATTTCTTATTAATTCCTCTGACACAAGAGATATTCTTAATATTTCGCTTTGATTATCCTTCTCAATTATGTCAACATTATTAACATTCAAATTTACTTCAATTTTATTTTTATTTGCATCTTCAATTATTAATTCAAAATCTTCCGTACCAACCAAGGGTAAACCTTCGAGTAAAGTTTTTCCATCAATTGTACCCGCAGTGTTTGAAATAGAATATGTAACCGTGATCGCGTCATCATATATACTCTCAACATAAGCACACTCAACACAACCCGATACATCAACAGTTCTTTTTCCTTCATTTGACGTTATTATAGCCTTTGTTATCGTTGCGTCTTGATAATTAAAAGAATTATTACTCATCACCCTCTCCTATACAATTGTGAGTATGTTAAATTATTCAAAGGAACTCTTCTTGTGAGAATCACTCCACTTGATCTTGCATATTGATTTTTTGATGATGGTATTGGAATTGGAACTGGTAACATTCTTTCAGATCCTCCCGCGCCCTCTTCATAAAATGCACGACTTTTTAGAACATCTAAAGCCCCACCATAGTCAGCTTTATTTAATGCCATCAAAAGTCCGGGGTAGTTTCTTTCTATAGATGCAGTTGAGTCAGCGTCCAATACAAATTCTCTACCCTCTTCTCCTAACATATACTTTCCAAAACTAGCAAAACCACCAATACTTTTACCTCTTGCTTTCTTTGCAAAACCAAACAAACCTTTAAAATCTTCAGCAAAACCTTTTATAAATTGTTTGAATCCTGTTCTGGGCAATCTATCAAGAGGATTTACTCTGGATGGTGATCCAAACATTACATCATATAACATTCCCCCTAACATGTCCCCTCCGATGCCTCCAAGAATACCCAGAGCAAGTGCTCCGGCAGGCCCTGCAAGACTACCTAATAATCCACCTAAAAATCCAAGTAATGCACCACCAACTGCCATAAATGCTGCTCTTCCGGGAGGTTGACCAAACACAAATATATCAATCAACATAAAAATTAAATCACCCAAAAATGGTATTTGACCAACAGTTCTTGCTAAAAATCCTCTTATTCCTTTTGATTTTAAAGTCTTAGCTGTTATCTTCGCTCCTGTCGTTGCTGTTTTCTTTGGTGCCCTTTTTGCTTTAAGCATCCCTGTTACAGGATCAATCTCCCTACCTCTTGGGTTAACCCTATAAGTTGGTGCACCTGTAAATGGATCCGCACCCGTTGGTTTTCCAAATGCCTGACTAAATCTTTTTGCTTTATCCTCTGGAGTTATTTTTCTTAGTTCAAGGAATTTCGCAGCAGCATCTTTTGAAATTGGTTTTGGAGTGATTTCTATACTCCGATTAAATTTTGCCAGTGCAGATTTTCTTGCATTTTGTAATGACACATAAGTGCCTTTTTCTCCAGTTGATAATTGACTGAAAGGTCTAAAATTTCCTAAATCATCTCTGAATAATGGAACTCCGTTAGGATCCATTTTTACTAATCTATTACCTTCTATCTTTTCATTTTTTAAAAAATTAACAAAATCATCACCAATTATTGTATTTGGATTAAAACCACCTCTCTTTATTTTACCCTTTTCTTTCTTTAATTCTTGTTTAAAAAGTTCATTTGGATTAATTCTTGTTTTTCTTATAAACTGCTTCTCTTCAATACCACCCATTATACTTCCAGTTTCCACATTTAAGTTTCTTGCACCAGCTTTTACTTCTACTCTTCTTTCTATTGAGGATCCATATCGTTTCTTTGCTCTCTCTTTTACCTCTACGTCAGCAGGAGACTCATATGTTACATCTGCCTTTTGTCTATTTTTTATATCCTCTTTAAAATCAAACTCAGCATCAGCCCTTGCTCTTGCGTTATCAAAAGCCTCATCTTTTCTTAATTTCTCTGTCTTTATTTCTTTACCAATTTCTCTTAACCTAGATCTAAAGATAGCATCTTCTCTAAGTGATGCTAATCTATTTGCTCTCGCTCTTGATGCTCTTGAAACGACTGCACCAACAACAAGAGAAGTAACCATGATATTAAGTGCTGTAATAAAATTGTCTATTTTATCTCTTGTCTTATTGCCCTCAACTTTAGTAAAGTCAGCATCCCTCAAAGTATCTTTTGTGCCAGCGACACTGTTAAGAACATTTTTAAGAATCGCTAATGTTCCAGCAATAATTAATACCTTTGGACTTAAAGCAACACTTAGGAGTTTACCTATTTTCAAAAGGGCACCCATTTTTCCAAGAGCAACCACTGAAAGATTATTTAAGATACCGGATATAAATGCACCTACTAAACTTTTTGGTTTCTTTGATTTTGGATCTACATCAAGGCCATCATCTCCTCCTTTTTTTCTACCCTCAAGAAAAGACTCTCTCGCAAATCTCTTTCTCCTTTCCTCTTGTTGTCTTAATATTCCATCTCTTACTTTTTTTATTACAAGTCTCTCTTTCAATAAATTATCAATTTCAATTACATCTTTTTTGATGTCATTTAAAGGTTTAGATCTAGGAATTAACTTTGTGGTATCTATCATATTATCAATCCTAGAGTCTCTAATTTATTCTGATTGGGACTATCCAATTGAATTGAAAAAGTATCATTGTTTAAAGGAGCATCATTCTGAGGATTTACTTTGTTCAACACATCATCAAATAATGATTTTATATTTAACTCAGAAGCAGTAGATGTCAACTTATTAAATGGAAGTAAATTAGGTGGTGTTGATTCCGAAGTCACCATTTTATTTGCAAAATCAGATGTTGTCAGACTCCGTGTGATTCGATTAAACACTGTGCTTTTTATCCCCTCTGCTGCTTTTATTTGTTCCTCTTTTGGAAGAGCCATTCTCTCTGAAAACAGTTGTAAAGTTTCAGGTATTGATTTATCGGTCAGTGCCTTTCCAACATCGCTGTTCTCAATATCACTAAGTGAACTTAATAATGAAGTAAACATATCACTAACAGTTGGTTGTCTAGCAACTGCACCCTCATTTGCGTATGTTACGCCATTTTTTATTTTTGCTTTACTTGATGATCCTGCTGCTCTATTGAGGTTCAACAGGTTCATCACTCCGAATTTTTCAACAGCTGGTTTACTTATGACCACCTCTCCGGGAGTCAACATCGCAGGAACTGTATCAGTGTTACCAGAGCCGGGAACTAAACCACCTTTATTAAATTTTCTTCCCAATCCAAATCTAAAAAACTTATACATTTTTGGATTAAACAACATCTTCATTTTTTTAAGTCTAGGTGCAGTTTTAAATCCTCCTAACCTTCCCACTCTCGTAGGCCCAAATGAACTAAATCCAAGATCAAGCATAGGACGGCCAACAAAAGAGAGGGCAGCAAGACCAGCAACAGTATACATCATGGGTACTAAAAGACCCATTTGATCTAACAAACGTATAATACCAAAAACAGCACTCCCTACAACTCCGGCAACTATTGGAAAGACTTTTTCAACAAATGCAGTGATTCCAAGTAAGACACGAGCGACAACTGGATTAGTCAAAACATCAATCAATCCCATCAATATTTGACCACCAACAAGAGCGATGAATCCATTTAATATTCTTGAAAAAATATTTGTCACCGGTGAAAGAACTTTTTGTACTCCACGATTAATTAAATTTAAACCTCTATTTCCTACTCCTTCTAATAATGATTCTCTATTTCTTCTTCTTAGATTCTCCTGTCTTCTTTGCATGTCGAGAAACTGTTTCATCTCAAACTTCTCTTGTGCTTTTAATGTTTCTAATATTGATGACAAGGTTTTCTTGATGTCCATGACATCTTGATCAGCTCCTATAGCAGATTCAGTGGACAATGAAGATAACATTTGTCCAACATTAACCCTTCTCATCCTTAATATATTTGTGATTAAATTTATTTTTCTTGCGTTCCCTTCTACTGTTGGTCTATTTTCCCTTTGCAAAAATTTTGATGCAGCAACTCTCCTCGTGTTTCCACGGAGTCTTGACATATTATTGAGAAAATTCTCATATGCTGGATTTGTTTCATCCATTAGCGTTTCTTTGCTGCTCCTTTAATCTCTCTTCTTCAAGATGTGCTTGTAATAATCCAACATAAATATCTCGTTCCCAAGGCATCATGTTTTCAATCTCGGTCAAACTATATTTATGGTACTGCATCATGGCAAAGTTTAATCTGAAGTAGTTCTCCAGATCCATATGCACCATTGCTAAACGAAAAAAGACGCTAAACCCTCAAGCACAACATCACTCTCTACTTTTGTTGTAGGATTGTAAACCTTTACTGTGTGAGATAACTTTGGCATCGTTTCAAAAAACTTTTCAACTTCCTTGAATTGATTTGAATTCATTGAATCAAGAAATTCATTTATCTCTTTTTTTGAACAGTCGTCAGCTGCCCATACCTCATCCTCACTATAAATTTTATCAATACATGATCCGATCAAATCAAATGATTGATCCATTGGATTTCTTGTTGAATCATTAGGATCAAAATTATTTTTAATAAATTCATTTAATGAAGGATATTTTAATTCCATCATTAAATTGTTATCAAGTTTAATTTGATTTGAATGACCCTCTGGTTTTTGAACCTTAATGTCATCTAAGCTGATGCTTACATTTACTTCAGTTTTTTCATCGTCAGGACAGATAAGTTTTAAATCAATATCCTCTCCTACTGACTTACCACGAATATTTAAAAATAAAAATTCAATATCAAATGTAGGGAGACTTTCAACTTTAACACCCTTTGTTAATACACATGATTTAATTACTGCTTTGATAGCGTTTGTAATTTGTTTAGTATCTTCACTTTCAAGTGCGATAACGAGTAATTTTTCCTCCTTAACAAGAAAGGGTCTGTATTGTATTGTCTTTCCTGATGAGGGTAATTCAAGTTCATAACTTGGCGTTGCAATTTTTGGTAATGGCATAATGTTACAGTTCAGTAAGTTTATTTAGCACCCTAAAATGGAAGTGCATTTATAAATCTTGGAATGATACCAAGTGGTCTTTGTTCAATAAAGTATCTTGAGTAAGCCATTCCAACAGTGCACTTAAGTAAATTGGATGTGTCATAAGAAACTGGCATTGAATTAATTGAAAGTGGAAAACAATTTACAAACTTGTATGTAAGTGGTCTTGTTTGTCTTCTTGAATCAAGATTCTTTTCAAACTTTGTTAATTCAAGATTACCACTATATTTTCTTGGTAATTTAACACGATAAAAATAATTTTCGTTCTGAGCAGATCCATTAGTGCTTGGATCATTTCGATTGGTCGTATTAGCAATATAATTCATCCATGCCTCAAAGAATCTTATTGGTAGATATTGATCGGCATCACAATAAAAAGTTAAGTTAATTGTATCATCATAAGTTCTACGATATACATGTCTTTCTCTAACTCCGGGAATATTATTATTTAATTCTGATGTTGCAAATCTTGAACCGGGTAAGTTTGTTTCTGAGCATAATATATTTAATCTACCTTGATCTAAATTTAAACCTATTTCTCTTCTGTATCTGGCAAAATCACTTTCCAAAAAAGAAACGCTTACTTGAAAATGCGAAGTCGTCGCTGGATTAAGGAGTTGTGCCTTAACCATCGATATCGATTTTCGCTGTGGTGGGATGATAGCCATATATAAATATAATTTGACCTTGTATATTATGTAGGCAAGTTATGGGCGAGAGTATCAAGAGCAAGTATACTCCTGTGTATCCACACAAGTATAAAGGTAACTCAAAGATGATAATATGTCGTAGTAGTTGGGAGAGAAAGTTTTGTCAGTGGTGTGATATGAATAATAGTATAGTATCATGGGCATCAGAGGAGTTTAGTATACCCTATGTTTCACCAAAAGACAATCGAGTTCACAAATATTACCCCGACTACTTAATAAAGGTCAAGGAGAAGAATGATATGATCAAAACTTATGTGGTTGAGGTAAAACCACACAAGCAAACAATGCCTCCTAAACCAAGAAGCCGTAAAACAAAATCCTACTTGACTGAGTGTGTTACTTATGCAGTCAATCAGGCAAAGTGGAAAGCTGCAAAAGAATTTTGTGAAGATCATCGTATTGAATTTAAAGTTGTCACAGAAAAAGAACTCGGAATCCGATGAGTAGACTTGAAGGTAACAATATAAACAATCCTACAAATGATCAAGAGGATATGATGCTTGAAATTATGTCTCTTTTGAATGATACTGTGACACCAGTTCCTGATGTTGGAAACTTTTATACTTTCGTGTACAATCCAAAGACTCCAAACATCACATATGATCAACACCCACTCATAGCCTGCACTGATATTTTCGGTTGGGGTTTCCGTGGTTTAAATTTTCACTGGCAAAAGTATCGTAACTATACATGGAATGAACTCGCTGGTCAGTTGTACGTGGTGCAACCAAATGAACTTGATGATCTTCTTGCAATTCCTTATGCCAAGTTCCTAAATAACTAAAAAGGTCGATAATGACGATTACTAACCAAGTAAATCCAGTAGGTTCAACATATGAATCGGATAAGAGTTTGATTCGTGTGCCAAGAAAAGGTAATCCTTTTGTAGTTGAGAATACTTTTACTACAACCAGACTTACAAAAACGACAAATAATCCACCAACATATAGAAAAGAAATATTTCAACATGAGAGTGCTAAAGATGGGGGGAATGTTGTTCAAATTGGTATTGTAAATGATAGAGGAGAGATTGAATTTAATTCACAACTCGATTTTGGAAGAGGTGATGAAGAGTTGATGAAAAAACAAATACAAAAACAATTAAAAAATCAGACAAAAAATGCAGAAGAGAAAATAAGTAATAAAGTTAGTTCTGATACTGAGTCAATATTTGTTTCGCAGGAGTTGACAGATGATACAGGAATCACTGCAGATGATGTTGAAAATGGTTTAGGTGGTGGTGGTGTTGATGATTCGAGAGAGTTAAGAAGACTTAACGCAAGAAAAGATAAACTAGGAGCGAGAGATAATAAAAATACATACGGAGTTTTGTTCTATCCATCTTTTATTGAAAAAAGTAATCAGGATAAATTAAAAATTACAATACTAGAGTTTGCTCCCAAAAAGGCCCCAAAAGGAAAGGTAACAAAAACAAAACAAATACGTAGTGGAGAAAAAGGTAGTTTTGGTAGAAAAACCGTAGAATATGAAACAGAAGATCTTATTAATCCAAGAGATAAGTTTAGTTTTGATTCACGTAAAAGGATGGAGTTCAGTAAAAGAACTTTAGGCCACATGACATTACCTATCCCCGATGGAGTATCAGACGCAAACAGAGTCAACTTTGGTAATGGTAATTTAAATCCAGCACAAGCAATTTTTGCAGACGTAGCATCCGCAGCATTCTTGGGGACTGGTGATAGAGTAACAAAAAAACTCTCAAATCTTGTAAACTCTGAAGAGTTTGAGACTGATCAAATAAAAAAATCAATAGGTGCACTAGCTGCTGGAAATGTATTAGGTGTAAATTCAGATGAATTTATTGCAAGAACTGAAGGACAAATATTTAATAATAACCTTGAGTTACTTTTTCAGGGGCCAACATTGAGATCATTTAATTTTCAATACAAATTTAGTCCAAGAGATGAAAGTGAAATTAAACAAGTGATGAAGATCATAAGAGCATTTAAACAATCAAGTGCAGTGCAAAGATCAAGAACAGGAATTTTCTTAGTCACACCAAATACTTATAAATTAGAATTTAAAAAGGGTGGAAGAACTCTTGGCACATCAAATAGACATAGATTTTTACCAAGAATGAAAGAATGTGCACTCTTAGGTGTGAATGTTAATTACATGCCCGAAGGATCATACATGACATATGATACTGAGGATATATCATTTGAAGGATCGATGGTTACTTATGTGGTAACTTTATCTTTTCAAGAACTTGATCCTGTATTTAATGGTGATTATGAAGATGGAGATCTTGGAGGCATTGGATTCTAATGGCAAATCCTTATTTTAGTAACCTACCAGAATTTTTATATGTCAATCGCACTAAGGAGGGCAGAAGCGAGGGGGATTACAGTGCGGTTGTTAATCTTTTTAAGAGAGCAAAATTAAGAGAAGATATTTTTCAAGATGTATCATTTTTTAGTAAGTATATTGTTGAAGGTGATGACAGACCCGATAACGTAGCGTTTAAAGTGTATAATGATCCTGATCTAGATTGGGTTGTATTGATGTCAAATAATATTGTTAATGTGCAAAGTGAATGGCCAATGTCACAAGCTGATTTTTATACGTATGTCACCGAAAAATATGATAGTGAAACGACTTTATACTCTGGTATTCATCATTATAAATCGAGAGAGGTAAAAGCAACTGATGGTTCAGTAATAATTCAATCAGGACAAAAAGTTGGTGTAGGACAAAGTGTTTCTTATTATGATTATGCGTTAGGTCAACATGTAAGGGCAACTGATGTTGCAATACCTGTGACAAACTTTGAGCATGAAGACAATTTAAATAATAAAAAGAGAGAGATATTCGTTTTAAAAAGAGAGTATTTGAAAATAATTTTTGATGATTTAAAAGAAATCATGGCATATAAAAAAGGTTCTACTCAATATGTGAATAGAACCTTAGTGCGAGGAGATAATATTAGATTAACTAATTAACTATCTGCTAACTTTTGAAAGTAGGATAGTGCATCATCTTCATCAGAATCAACAGTGGTTGTTGCTGCAGGAGTTGCTACTGCTTGTGTAACTACTTTTTCTGCAACATCAAGACCTTCACTTTCACTCTCTAACTCTTCATCAGGAATGTAACGATTGACTGGCTTTTTGCCAAGAACATACTTC